TAAACAAGAACAGAATTATAGTGGAGAAGTAGTAATAACTAAAAGGTTATAATTTCTTTTTGACACTAAACACCATTAACGTATAATGAGGGTATAGAGATATACCCTCTTTTTTTATGGAGAAATTATGGCAGTTCGTAAATATGTAAAGTCTTCTTCTGGCGAGAAAATGTGGAGATCAATGAGTTCTTCTGTCAAACGTCGTCCTCGTCAAGAATGGTGTGCTTTTTACACGCCTCAAGGTAGAATGGTTTCAAAACCAGCAGGTAGGCGTCCTAGACATATGCACCCAGAAGACTGGTGTGCTGATAAGACTCCCTTTAAGGGTAAAGTAATTCGTAGTTACTAACTGTGTATGATATTTTAGATAGATTTAAAAGAATCCCACTTCGTTTGTTTAAATTTAATAAATATCACGTGATCACAACAGGTAAACATGCGAATGAGTTTTTAACTAGTAAATGTTTAGAGGCAGTAGATTTACAACCTAACTTTTTACAAGAAATTGATTTTAGTCAAAAAATAATAATTTTTGTTAGAGAACCAAGAGAGAGATTAGTATCAGGATTAGCTCAAGAATGGTATGATGTTATTTGGCCTACTATTCACTACGCAAAGCTAGAAAAAGATATTGACCTTATATCTAAATCTTTTAATACTTATATTGCAAGTACTTTACTTGACACAGTTTGTAGACATGATCCAACTCATGTTGCGCCTTGGCTTCATATGGCATATGCAGTTAAAACTAAAGGATTAAATTCCGTATCAGTTATTGATTTTAAAAATATTAACTATCTTTGTGATTTACTTGAGATTAAAGATAGAACAAACATTTATACTAGTTATGTTAATCATAGAAGTTTATCTAAAAACTTTACTCCTAGTATTAATAAGATGATTGATTACTATTTAAGATATGAATACAAGTATTATGACTATTTAATTAGAGGAGTTATTAATGGCACCCAAGAAATCTAAATCAAAAGTGAACTCTGCAGGAGTTTATACCAAACCTACTCTGCGCAAAAGGATATTTAATAAGATTATGCGCGGCGGAAAAGGTGGAGCCCCGGGACAGTGGTCTGCTCGTAAAGCGCAGATGTTAGCTCGTGAATATAAGGCTAAAGGTGGTGGCTACAAAAAATAAAAAATTTCTTTTTGTTGAAGAAGAGATTGTAGACCAACATGTTTTTAAGTTTGATAGTAACTGTTTGCTTAAGGATCAAGTACTACTTGAGGACGAGAATCACTACTTGTTGAATGTTTTAAAACTTTATACTAATAATACTTATTTTGGAGTACAGGTTGCAACATTAGATAAAGAAGAACAAACCATTCATTTTTTATTCAGATGTAAAGATAGAGGATATCCAGAAGAGTTAGTTGATGATCAAGAAAATTTTTTATTAAAATACAAAGAGAAGCTATTAATTAATCAAAGAGACATTGTTACTGCTCCTAAAAGATTAACAAGTAAGAGTGCAGACTTTTTACAAGAATATAAGGTTAGATTTTGGTATAACCCTGATGGTGAGTATGTCCATTCTACTGCTGTTATCCACGGTTCTCCTGCAAGAGGTGCTTATGGATCATTCTTTGAAAACGATAGAGAAGCGCATCGACAGCAGTTTGGTTATACAATTTGGAAAAGAGAACCCACTGAAAAAGAAGTTAAAGAATATTTAATTGATAGGCATACATCTGCTCTATCTAATCATATTACTAGAGAAAATACTGCGTATAGTACAATTAAAGTATTTCATAAAACGGAGATTTGATGGCCCGCAAACCAACTCAACAGTCGCTTGTCAATTGGACTAGACAAGAGTGGCAATACTCAAACGAGAAGGAGCAAAAGAAACCTCGTAAAAAACGTGGTCGCTACCTTCCGAAAGCTGCTTGGGCGAGTTTATCGTCTGGAGAAAAAGCAGCGACAAATCGTGCGAAGAGAAAAGGCTCAAAAGCTGGCAAACAGTTTGTAAAGCAACCTAAAAAGATTGCAGCCAAAACTCGAACGTATAGGAAAGGAGTCGGAGGATGAGCTGGATTACAAACCGTATTTCAGAAAACTCTACCCATAATGGTGTAGTTGTAGCAGGTGCTGCAGTTGCAGTTATTTGGGGTGGCTTCGCTCTCATGGACATAATCATGTGGGGCGCCCTTATTTGGGGTGTTTGGAACATCGTTAAAAAAGGTTAAAATATGCCAAAAACTAAAAGTCGCAAAAAACCAAAGATAAATATTTCGGAACTATTGCGCAAGCACAAGGCGGGCAAGTCGATTGGCTCTACTAATCGTGCCCGCCTTGTCGCTCGTGGGCTAATTGCTAGAAAATCAGGGCCTCATAGGGGCAAAAAAATAGATCTAGGAAAGAGAGGAAAGTCCTAATGATGAAGAAAAAAGGTGGAAAAAGAGGCGGTAAGCGTAAGTAACGTTAACTGGACTTCTTATTTTGCGTCAATAGTGTCAGTATGTCCTTGGAGTAGGGCATACTGGCATAAGCAAAAGATTGATGTTCAATTATGGAACAGCGAGATCCTACCACTTGATGAATATGTAGCTAGAATATATATACATAAACATGCTAGTGGAAGACAACTTAAAAAAATTATGGAACGCATGAATGAGGTTAGACTCGACGAAGAGTGGTTATTTAGCCATCCGATCTTTAAAGGACATTCAACTCCAGTTCCAGTTCTAATTCAACAAAATTTAGAAATATTAACTAAAGCTAGAAAAGGAAGAAAAAATGCCGATGCACAAAAATAAAAAACCAATGAATGGAAAAATGCAGAGGAAGACTGATGGACTTACACCTGCGCAAAAGAAACTTCCACCAGCTCTTCAGGCTGCTATTTTGAAAAAAATGAAGTCAAAGTGAGTTGGCTAAACTATATCTTAAATACTCATAAATCAGGAGAAGGATTTTGGGGTTGTAACGGACAAGACCCTGAAATCTTTCGTCATATTATTGAAGGTGTTTATGATACTTACGAAATCAAATCTATTCTTGAGATTGGATTTAATATTGGTTGTTCTGCTTCTATGTGGTTAGAGTGGGATAAGACTCAAAAAGTCACATTAACAGCAGTTGATATTTGTAAACACGGAGCCACAGTTCCAGCTTCTCAAACTGTACAAGAACGTTATGGTGATAGATTTAGATTTTTTGGTTCTGACAGTAAAAAAGTAAAACCTCTTTTAGAGAGAAAATCTTTTGATATGGCTTTTGTAGATGGTGATCACAGTTATGAGGGGGTGATTGCTGATAGTAAAATGTCAATTGATCTTGGTGTTAATGTTTTACTATATGATGACTGGCATGAGAAAGATACAAAACGTAGCGGTACTAATGGAGTAAAACACGCTACGATAACTCTTGAAGAAGAAGGATTAATTCAACTAGAAAAAGTTTACTATATTGAAGGAGTACCCTCACAGGTAGCTGTCTTCAAAACTAGATAAAAGAAGGAGTTCCCCTCATGGACTTTAAAAAAGCAGCGCACATGGCTGGCTTTGCCAGTCTTGTTTATAATGATCGTGATGTGATTGAAAACCATCTAAAAGAACATGGTGTATCAGATTGGGCTTGGTTCGACATTGAAGGTACACAGGCTTTTGCGTTCAAAAAACACAAGGCAAATGAAATCTTCATCGTATTTAGAGGAACCGAACCTGATGAGATGAAAGATATTTTAGCTGATGCAAAGGCTTGGAGAAAACCTGCACGAGAAAAGGGTTTAGTTCATTTTGGGTTTGCACAAGCTCTCGATAAAGTCTATGATAAAATTGTTCGTTGGATAGACGAACAAAAACTTGACGATGGGTACAAAATTACGTGTACGGGGCATTCGTTAGGAGCTGCATTAGCTACCATATGTGCTAGTCGGTTGGACGCACACGAACTCTATACATTCGGTTCCCCCCGTGTAGGTAATCGCGCCTTCGTTAAAGAAATGAAAAATGATGGAATTAAACATTGGCGTTTTGTTAATAATAACGACATTGTTACTAAAGTTCCGTTTCCAATTATTTATCGTCATCATGGTGAGCTAGTTTATATAAATCATTATGGTAACATCAGAAAGATGACTCCTTGGCAGCGTGTTAAAGATCGTTGGAGAGGTCGTGCTCGCGCAATTGCTAAAGGACAACTTTTCGACGGTATTTTTGACCACTCAATGGGTCTATACTACGAAAAAGTTCAAAATGTCTATACACAGAGCCAGAAGTAGCTGCCCTATCTGTTCTCAAGAAGAAGAGGTATGGTTTCAGAACGGTAAGATAGAACCTCTTGATTTGGTTGAGTGTTCAAAATGTGAACAAATTTATGAACCACAAAACTTTATCTCTTCTTTTATTGAGTTAAGACAAAATTCAACTATCTCTTCAAGTTTTATCAGTAGCTATGGATGACTTAAAAAAGATACTTATACTAACTCCCGACGCTATTGGAAGTACTTTTTTTCAACGTACTTCTACTATTTACTTAAATTCTGTTGGTGTTACTACTGTAAATTATCACGAGTTAACAAATCATATTCTATCTAAATCTGATCATTATCTCTATAAAGACCTGCTAAACTTAAACAAGTCAATTGTTGCAAGAGCTTCTCACTATAGAACTACTCTACTTACGCCTGAGCAGCAGCAAAAATACATATTTTTCTGTAAAAATTTTTTCAATAATATCATTCTCATAAAAAGATGCCCTTTTGAGGCTATATTAAGCCATTCAATGAGACTTTTTAATCAAGAACCTAGTTTAAACGTATATTCTAAAGAAGCATACAATAATATAATTCGAGAAACACCTTATGTACTTCCTGAGGAATTTTTTCTTGAAGGAATTAGTCATTTTGAACAGTTTTATCTTTGGGCAGAGGAACATTTTCCTAACCATCTCAAAATAGACTATTTTGATTTAATTCAAGACACCGAAGGCACTTTGTCAACATTATTTTCCTTACCCCACTCAAACTTAAACTTAACTAAATATAATCAATTTACTTTTAAGATGGTAAGAAAACTAAACCTTTCTAACTATACCCCTCAAGAGCTTATTCATTTTATTGAGATTAAGGATTATATAAATAGTTTGGTTGAGAAAAGTCTTATGACTACACATATACCTCTCAAAAAAACTACTCTACAAGAAAAACAAGAAACACTAACAAATTTTTTTGATCTCTTACGTATATACAACGACTATCCTTCAAATTTACTTGAAAAGGTTTCAAAAAATGAGATAGAGTCTAGATGTCAAAGAGAGAATATCTTTTGGACTACTTAAATAACCCAGCTTTTAAAAATAAAATCGGTTTATTCCATGATGCTTTAGATACTTTAGAATATTGTATGTCTAAACATCACTTTAAAAATTATCCCTACGATGTTACTTATTATCATAACTCTCGTGGATTCAGAGACGAAGAGTGGCCTAAAGATTTAACCAATCTAGTTTGGTGTCTTGGTGACAGTTTTACTCATGGTATGTCTGTCCCTCTAGAGTTTACATGGCCTTATATTTTACAAAAAAGAATTAACACTAGATGTTTAAACCTCGGAATTGATGCTAATTCAAATGATTTTATAGCTAAAATGGCTATGCAAATCATAGAAAATCATAATCCAAAACATATAGTTATTATGTGGTCTTTTTTCCACAGAAGACACAGAGACCCTTGGAACTTTATTTATTTTGATCAAACCGCTTCAGATGAGGATGATCTAAATAACTTTTTTTATAACTTTAATAAAGTTAATTCTATCTACCCAAACATCACAAACTTATTAGTTCCTGGACAACCTTTATCTACAAAATTAGCAAAAGAGTTTCGAATATTTGCTAACTACCCTGTTTTGGACTTTGGACGAGACGGTTTTCACTTCAGTAAGAAAACAGCAAACAAACTAGTTGATGTCATACTTCGCGAATCAAATAATTCCTTGTTACCTGCTTAATTTTCTCTTATTATAGATATTATTTCAACAAGGAGAAAACAATGGCAAAGAAAAGATCTAGAGCTCATCAGGTTTCTAAAGGTATTACTCACCAAAATCCTAATCGGTTTACTAATAAAATTGCAAAGGCAATTCGTGTTGATTATAGACAATCAGACGCTCGAGCAGCAAACCAAGTAGCCGCTTGGCGTGCTGGTAAGAATGTTATGATTACTATTCCAAACCCAGATAGGAAGAACACTAAAGAACGAATGATACGTGTTCCTGCTGTTGACATTTGGGGTTTTCCACGCACAGCTAACTTGCGGATGCGTTAATGCCTGAAGGACCAGAATGCACCCGTACAGCACGGCAAGTAAATCGTGCTGTACGAGGTAAGTCGTTAGTCAACATTAACTTTGTTTCTGGTCGGTATGTTAAAAACTTACCTACAGGGTTTTCAGACTTTTATTTTGCCCTAGACGAGAAACCCCTTCCTGTAAAAGGTGTTTTTAATAAAGGTAAATTTATTTGGTGGGAATTCGGAGATCTTCTCCCAATTTGCTACATGTATACTACTCTAGGCATGAGTGGTAATTTTAAACTTCAACCGTCAAAGCACACGCGTATTGCGTTTTACTTTGATGATGACTCGGCAATATACTACAATGATCAACGTAATTTTGGTACTGTTAAGTTTGTATTTAATGATAAGGATCATCAGAAGAAACTTGATTCTATTGGCCCTGATATGCTTAATAATCCTTGTACTCTATCCGACTTTCTTCACATTGCTCGTCGCAAGCCCCGATGGACATTGGTTAAGTGGCTTATGGATCAGTCTCAAATATCTGGTGTTGGAAATATCTACAAGTCTGAATCATTATTTTTAGCAGGTATACGACCTGACAGATTGCTTGAGAGTTGTACTGATGAAGAACTTGAAAAACTTTATTTTGCGGTGTGTAAAGTACTATCAGCATCATATGAGTCTGGTGGGGCAACTATTCGTAACTATTCTGATTTATATAATAATCATGGGAAGTACACTCGGTTTGCATCTAACCCTAATGAAATAGTAGAAGCTAGAGGAGGACATGTAATGGTTTATAATCAAAAAGTTGACATATATGGTAATCCTGTTGAGCGAGTCAAACTAAACGATGGAAGAACTACTTTTTGGTCACCAAAGGTTCAAAAATAATTTGGTACTCTTACAAGCTTTCTACTAAAGTTATTTGGACGAACATCCTTTCATCTGACATACTATTATATAGAACATTAAAGCCATCTCACTGTGATCAACTTTGATTATTTACGAGATTTTAAGGAGTTCATTGTGAAATGGATACTAGTATTTTTTATTGCTACTGTACCAGAAACTAATACCGTTGATTTATATGCTTTTCCAGAACTACCTTTTGATTCTGAACGTAACTGTAGGGCATTAGTTCAGAATTTTTATTGGGAGTTTCAAGATAAAGTAAATAAGGGTCAAGGGACTGAAGACATGCAGTACCCACCCCTCTGTATTAAAGAATCTGACTTCTACAAATTAACAGGAAATCCTACTTAATAGTTGCTTAAAGCCTTGTCTTTTGTTATTATGTATATAATAGCAGGAGATAACATGACTAAAACACATCAAAAAGAATATCATGAAAATTGGCTCCGACGTATGGGAGTTCATCCACAGCAGCTTGCACAAAAACCTAAAGCAAGAGCTTCCTTTCCTAACTACAAAACTGATATTATCACAGCTCCTACATCTGACCGTGTTGGTAACGGTTTTGTTAAGGGTAATAAACGTTACTCTGGCGATGGTGTACACATCGGACAGGCTTATAACAAGGGAAATCTTGTAGTACTATCTTCAAAAGAGGCATCAGATTCAGCAACAGGAAAACGTCGATGAGTATTTTAGATTATATCAGAGTAATACCCGATTATCCAAAACCTGGAATTGACTTTTATGATTTAAATAGTTTATTCAGCAGTCCTGCATGGAATTATTATATTGAACAACTTGCTAATGAATGTGAAAGAAAACATCATCATCTCACTAACATAGCGGGACTCGAAAGTAGAGGCTTTGTAGTTGGAGCAGCACTAGCTCATACAATGAGTCTTCCCTTTACTATGATTCGTAAAAAAGGTGCTAAATATCCTGGTAATCTTTTTGAAGAATCCTATGAACTTGAGTATGATTCTGATACTTTGGTTTTACAGGAAGGTATATTTGGTCACACAAGTCGAGTCTTAATTGCAGATGATCTAATCGCTACAGGCGGTAGTATACAGGCAGCAAAAAATTTAGTCGAAAAAACAGGAGCAAAAGTATTGGGCTATATTACTCTCTTAAATCTTACTCAATTAAATTCCTTAGAAAATGTCATTGCAGCGAGGAATATATCATGAATAGTATTGAACGTGCAAAGTGGAATAAATATGCTAATGACTACATTCGTCAAGTCGAGGAGTACTGCCAGCGTGAGATATATAAAAATTTCAAACTTGGTAGCATAAAACTAGATTGGGACCCGAAGCGTCGTTCGTCTCGTGGAGGAATGTACGCTGATGGACCTGGAATTAATATCGCTATGATGGGCTGTTGTAGGGATCATAAAGGACAAATTTACAGGGTATATGAATATTCATCTTTTAATGATCACCCTGCTATTGGGGGCTTTTATACTCGTAGAAGTTATGATAAACTAGACATGGTTATTTTGCATGAGATAGCTCATGCATTACAATACTACTCATACAAAATAAATCGTTTTAGGTGTAAACCTCATGGTCCTGTTTGGAAAAATTTTTATAGTAGACTCAGGATTGCTTTTCTTAATGACACTCTCGAAAATCAACGTGAGATGGCTGAGGAGTACCAACGTATCAAAGACGAGATTACTGGTATCAAGAGAGATCCTTTAATTGCACGAGCCGCATCCAAGTAAGACATATTGTGATAGACCCTGGACAGAACTTCACATTGAAGAGGACGGCAGCGTTACTCCTTGCTGTGTTATGCCATCAAATAGATTTCCGATGGGGAAAAGTTTAGCTGAATACTCTTCAGGGTCTGCGTTAGCTGATCTTAAACAATCTCTGTTGTCTAATACTAAACACCCTAGTTGTGATTGGTGTTGGAAAAATGAAGATAATAACTTAAAAACTCATAGAATTAACCACCAACGTTCGTCTGGATTACACTCAATCCACATTAGACTTAACAATGTCTGCAACTTTAAGTGTAGGATGTGCGGCCCTGCTTTTTCTTCAAGTTGGGCAATAGAAAATAAAAAACATAACCACTTTGTATTTGAGAGTAATTCTGTTTATAAAGATGCTTTCACCACTACAAGTGAGTATTTATTCCCCCTCCTTAAAAAAGAGATCTCTGCAGGAAATTTAAATCACTTAAGCATCTCTGGAGGAGAACCTCTTATTACTGATGCGCATTATACTTTGCTCTCCTTTTTGATTGATAATGATCTCACTAATGTTTCATTAGGTTATTCTACAAATCTATCAAAACTTGACTATAAAGGTATTGATCTACTTCCTTTATGGGATAAATTTAATTCAGTGTCTTTGGAAGCTAGTTGCGACGGGTGGGGCGAGCACGTTGAGTATGGCAGGTCAGGATTTAACTTGGAGGTTTTTAAAGAAAATTTTATAAAGGCACACGACTACATTGATACTATTAACTGTGTTGTAAATATATTTAGTGTTTGGACTTTACCGAAGATAGAAAAGTTTAAAAAGTATGGAAAAAATGTAGTATATTCTCCTTGTTACTTACCAATTCATACTAATCCGCAACTTTTATACAGGGAAGATAAACAGACGCTGTTAAAAATGTATCAACCTTACCCAGAACTAATAAACGTTTTTAAAAATTTTATAGACAAAGATCTTGATAAGGGGTATCATATGACTGACTATGGTGCTATTCCAGAGTTTTACAGCTTGGATATGATCAGAGAGCAGATGGTTTCTTTTAACCTTATGTTAGATAAACATAGAGGCACTAATTTTTTTGATACTTTTCCTATGTATGAGAAGTATATAAAGGAGATTCAATGAGTTATTTATGGCAAAACTCTCAATTTGGTATTACATCAGTAAACATTACATCAGACGCACAGTTAGGAGGAAATCCAGAAACCTCCGTAGACATAGAAAGAACCTACGTATTTACTATACAAAGATTTCCTATAGGAGTTTACCCACTTACTACTCCTGTTCAAGTACCTTTTGATATCATACCAAAAGCGAACACCTTAAGTGAGTATGAAACTTTGGGTGGTATAGACTTTATCTATAATAAGCTTTTAACTTATGATAGTGAATATGATGGGAGTGAGCCTACTGAATTAGATTTTAATATAACTGCCAATGCTTTTGTTAGCTAATGGCTGCTCTCATACAGCAGGCGCAGAGATTGAGTTTTCTCTTCAAGGTGAGTGCTATAATAAAGCGTGGCCTCAAAAGTTAGCAAACAGCTTAGGAATTCAACACAAAAATTTATCTATATCTGGCGCATCAGACGATAGGGTAGTTAGAACTACTATAGAATACTTAGGTAAACTTAAGCAATCATCTGACTATGATCCTTCCAAACTATTTGTCATTATTAGTTGGCCAGGACTTCATAGAACCGAGCTTTTTAAAACTAGCAGGGATGAGAGAGGATTCTGGGATAATGGTTGGATGCCTCTTGTATCTGGTAATGAAGAAACCTACAAAAAACAATCCAGTAAATCAGCCTTTAGTTACTACAAAATGTGGGTCATAAGACAGAACAATCTTCAAGCAAGTATAAAATTTTACTCTAATGTTTTATTACTTCAGAACCTTTTAATAGCAAATAAGATTAAATATCTTTTCTGGAACTCTTGTAAGACTATTTCTAATATTACTTTATCACATTATCATAACGAATTAAATCACAAAAGATTCCCGTTTACTTTAGAAGAACAGTTTTCTTATGTGGATTTATTAGAAGCAAATGGTTTTAAGCATTCTCCATATGCTAAATGGGGACACTACGGAGAAGATGCTCAAGATTGGTTTGCTAACTATTTGAGCGAGTACATACAGGTAAATAAGTTAATTTAATCTTGCTTTTTCATTATTACTTTTCTATACTATAAAAGACTCGAGAGAGTCACAGAGGGGAACGGGAAACACAGGTACAGTTAAAGACTTACCTGTGTTTCTTTTTGTTTGCATAGTCGTCTTTTTTCTTGTATTATAAGTAAAATTATGGAGATAAGGATGTCAGAGTATTATGTTCGAAAAGGTAAATATGCTCCAGAAGTGGCTAAATTTAATGAATCAAATCAGCCCTTGGATGTGTACTCCTTTACTAGTAGAGGGTGTTCTTGCCCTGCTCGTATTAAAAATTGCAAACACTCTCGCATGGTAGATAAGTGGGAGTCTTTGGGATGCCCAGTAGGATTAATTTTTAATGACAGTGCAGAGGTAATTTGGCAATGGGAGATATAACTACCCGACCTTGGGGACATTGGACTGTTCTGCAAGAGTATAATGAGGCTGCTTTTAGACAAGTAAATTTAGTGCAAACAAAAGAAAAGCTACCTTATACACCTTGCAAGGTCAAAGAACTTTTTGTTCTTCCTGGTCAGTCGCTGTCTTGGCAAAAGCATCGTCAAAGAAATGAACTGTGGTTTGTTCGTGAGGGTATGGCTACAGTTTACTATTCATCAGATGTAGAAGGAGAAGAGGTTCATGTTAAAAAGATTGATAGATACCAAAACTTCACTCTTTTGGCTAACAAATGGCATCAACTGGTCAATGAGCAAGACACTATACTATCGGTCATTGAAATTCAGTATGGTTCCAATTGTATTGAGTCTGACATTTTGCGGAAACCCCGTCCCAGCACAGATAGCTAATACAGGTTTAGAATGTTTAGCAAAAAATATTTATTGGGAAGCAAGAAACCAATCTTGGGCAGGGCAGATAGCTGTAGGTTTGGTAACCATGAATAGAGTAAAAGACCCTCGATTTCCTAACACAATATGTGGAGTAGTTAAACAAGGTCCACGTAGGCAGTCTTGGAAAAATCCAAACCTTTCTTATCCAATAAAAAATCGCTGTCATTTTTCTTGGTACTGTGATGGTAAATCTGATGAGTGGCCTAAAGGTGATACTACAGCTATTAATTCTGCTTATGACATAGCTGACTTGCTATTAAATGATAATATAGTTTTTTATGACTTTACTAAAGGTGCAACCCATTACCACGCAGATTATGTTTATCCAGAGTGGGCAGCATCAAAGGAAAAAACAGTTGAGATCGACGATCATATATTTTACAAATGGAATTGACTTTCAAGTACCAAACGGTTTAGTATCTACCTACTTTTTATATTTAACAAAGTCAATCTTCTTTTGGTTTTTAACTGCGGTTTTTGTTACCGGACAGTATCACCTCGGATGGTTGTTGTTAGGTTTTTGGTGGGGTGATTACCAATTTTTTAAAGAATTAGTTGATGTTCAGCTCTACCTGGAAGAAGATTGATGTTGCACACTCATTAATTAAGTTTTATAATGTCGTTGCAAATGCCCAATAGGGGTTTGTTTATTTAACTTGCTAGAAAAGGAGTTAACCATGACTGGTACATTAGCATTTCCTCGAAACTCATTTTTAGGTTTCGATCATATTCTTAACGATCTTGAGCGTATTTCAAAACATG